GGGCCCGCAGGACGCCCGCCGGCACGGAGATGCGCGCGATCTCGGCGCCCGCTGTGAGATTGGCAAGCGCGACGACCGGGCCCTGCGCGAGCGTCACCGGAGAGGTAAACGCCACGTCGGTCGCGGTCTGCACTTCCACGGCCAGCGAGGTGCCGCCCGTGAACGCGGTCACGACCTGGCACCAGATGTCGATCTCGGTGCCGATGCCGATGTCGCGCGACTGCGTGAGGTCGATCACGTCCGTGGAGACGGCCGTGGTCGTGATGGCCTGGCCGGCGAGCGAAGCGCCGGTGAACAGGTTCTGACGATCGAAGATCATGGTCTGGTTCCTTCCTTCATTCCGCTCAGGTCACGCGGCTTTCGGTGTTGAGCAGCGCATCCACGGTGCGGATCGGGATCCCGCGGAACGACGTCACCGGCTTGCCGTCGAACTCGTCGAGGCGCAGCTGAACGTTGGTCTTGTCCATGGCCTGGATGTCGAGCCACGTTTTGACCGTGCGGTTGGCGTAGAACGCCGTCCGGCCCATGCCCATCGAGTGCAGGCGGCTCATCGCGCGCACCATCAGGCGGATCAGGTTCGGCGGCGTCGTCGACTGCAGGCCGCCCGCGTTGGCGGTCGTGTCGATGTTCGCGATGCGAACGGCGTAGCGCCAGTCGCGCAGCGTGAGCCCGGCCTTCCACTGGTAGTGCGTGCGGAAGCCCTGGTACTGGCCGCCGGCGCCGTCGGTGAGCGTGTGCTCGCCGAGGTCGCGGTGGCTCAGGCCCGCCTGCGATCCCTTGGGGAAGATCATGTGGCAGGTGTTGGGCGACCAGCAGACGAGCCACATCGACGTGTTGGCCGAGGCCGTGCCGCCGCCGTCGACGATGTTCGATCCGTTGTTCGCCGACAGGCTCGAGTAGCGCGGCGCGAAACCCAGGAACCGCTCCGGCGTCGCCGCCGTGTTCCCGTAGAAGACCGTCGTCGCCATCGTCTGGTTCATCGCCTCGATGAAGGCGCGGTCCTCGGACAGACGGAACTCGGCCGAGTTGCCGTTGAGCTGCGCGAGATCCTTGTCGATCTCCGCGTAGGCCTCGAGCATGCCGATAGCGTCGGTGATCTGCGCGGTCGTCGACTTGCTGTTGGGCACGCCGTAGTTCAGCATGCGCCACGCGACCGAGGGCAGGCCGGTGCGAACCGTCGTGCGGTGGCCGGTCCGCTCGTTCGCCTCAAGGACGGTCGCGTCCGTCAGGACTTCGTTGGTCTGCGCCAGCAGCTCGACGATCGTGTCGATCTTGCCGGACGGGTCCGTGCGCTTGGCCCAATCCACATACGTTGGATTGAGGTTTCCGATGGTCGCCATTGGCGATTACTCCTGCGGATAGAGGATCTCGGCGGCGGATCGCGGCTGCGCGGAGCGGTCGCCCCGCACCAGGCCGTCCTCGCCGAGTGCTTTCCCGACGCGGTGCAGCAGCCGGGCCATCTCCGGGTGGTTGCCCGCCCCGGTGACGTCCAGCATCTGCTTGAAGGCTGCGGCCTCCTTGCCCATGACCTTGTCGATCGCCGAAGCGATCGCGCTGACGTTCCCGGCGAACTTGTCGCCGCCGAACTCAGCGTCGGCCCTCATGGACGAGACCCAACCCTCGTGCTGCTTCGTCCAGGCTTCGCGCTGCTGCTGCACGACCGCGGCCATCCGGCCCGCGTAGATGTCGGTCAGCTTCTGCGCCTGCGCCGCGTTGAGCCCCAGCTCCTTGAAGACGGGGGTCGCGGCCTCAAGCGTAGCGGCGTCGAGCGTCATGCCCTCGGGCATCTTCAGCTCGTACGCCTCGGGCACGCCCTCCGCTGGCTTCGTTTCGCCAGCGGCCGGATCGGCCTTCTTCGCAGCGTCTGCCCTGGTGTCGGCAGCCGCAGCGGCCGAGAGCGCGGAGGCCGGCGCGTCGGCGCCCCGGCTTGCATTCTCGGTCGCAGCCTGGCCGGCACCCGCGTCGGGGGAAACCTGTGCGGTGTTGCCTGCGTCAGACATTCGTCTTGCTCTCCTTGAGCATCGTGGTGAAAGCGTCGGCGTCGGCCTCGGTGATCTCGGCCATCAGGAACAGGCCGACGTTGCGCGCGCCCTCGTTGAAGGCGTCGCGAGCACCGTGGCCGGTGAACGTCGAGCGGAACACGCCGCAATGATCGAGAAGCCGCCAGGCGAACCGACGGCCAGCCGGCGTCGCCAGCAGGTCGCGCAGGTCTTCCATCTCGCGGACGCGCACCTTGCGCGCCGCGCTCTCGCGCTCGCGCACGTCCTGCGGATCGCCTGCGTTGAAGGGGTCGGTCTTGGGGCGCGGCGCGTTCATGCTGCGGCCCCCATGCCGGCGAGCACGCGCTCAAGCCCGTTGCTGTCGCCGATCGGCGTGTTGGCCATCGTCTGCGCAGTCTGCGCCGCGGCGTTCGTCATCTGCATGGCCTGCGCAGCCTGCTGCTGTCGCGCCTTCTCGGCGCGCACACGCTCGACCTCGTCCGCGGCGCGGATCACGTCGGCCGGGACGCCGATCATCTGGCCGTAGTTCTCGACCATGGCATCGAAATCGATCTTGTCGAGAACCTCGGGGCGCGCGCCGGCGAGGCCGATGGCGAACGTCGCGTAGTCGCGGATCGCGCTGGTGCCGACCGCGCGCTGCGCCTGGGCCAGGGTCGAGACGTACTCGACCCGCAGATCGACGCCCTGTAACTCCGCCGGCGGCTCGGGCAGCATCGCCTTGCGCGCCATGATCGCCAGCGTCCGGTCGATCAGCGGGTCGAGAAGCTCGTCGTGCAGGCGCTCGAGGACGGGGCCCAGCATCAGCAGCTTCTCTTCGTGCCGCTCATCGATCTCGCGCGCGGTGATCTGCCGACGGTCGCTGTTGGCCAACATCAAGAACAGGTCCGCGTAGAAGGCCGACTTCACGTCGTTCTGCTTCTGCTGGATGTCGACCATCAGCTCGTTGACGCGCGGGTTGACCTCGTAGGCCGGGCGGAACGCGGGCTGCCCGCCCGAGGCCGCGGCCATGTCGACGTAGGTGATCGAGCCCGGCAGGATCGACGCCGCCTGCTGGCGCAGGCTGGACGGCGCAACCATGGGCGGGTTGACCATCTTGTCAATCGCCTGCGCCTTGCGCTTGGCCATCACCTGCAGCTGCTTGATGTCCGGCAGCGCCTCCATGCCGGGGCTGCGGCCGTAGACGTCCGTCGCGGTGACGTGCCAGCGCGGCACCATCGCCGGGAACTCCTCGTAGCCGCGCACGCGCAGGAACTTGTCGGCGCGCCCGCCTCGTAATGGACCGAGCGATACGGCATGCCGCGCGCGCCAGGCGTGTTCGCGACGCGCTTGTCGTTGGGCTCGCAGACGTGCACGACATTGATCCAGCGGTCCAGCGCACCGTTCTGGTAGAGCGCGCGCGTCGAATCCGACACCGCGTCGAGCCCGTACTCGCTGACCAGCTGGCCGACCGTCAGCTGCATCTCACGGTAAAGCGTGTCGACGACCAGTCGAGGCGACGCCGCTGCCATGTACTCGCCGACGGTCAGCGGGTAGGCGCGGATGATGTCCTCGTCGTCCTCGAGGATGACCATGGCGCCGGTTCCAAACACGCCCAGCTCCTCGTAGACGACCGGCAGGACGTTGTAGAGGTTCGAGCGCGCGAACACGGTCATCATGCGGTTCTGCACCTGGTCGAGCCAGGCCCGCACCGGGGCGTAGTCCATCATCTCGAGGTCCGGCGTCTGCAGCCGGAACCAGGGCCGCGCGGGCGAGGTGATGCCCGCCATCATCCCGGAGGCCAGCGTGCGCGCAGCGAGCGTGCCGGTAGGATCGATGATCTTCTGGTTTCGCTTGTCGCCCTTGTTCGCGTCGTCGCGCTGCCCGGTCAGCCAGCGACCGCGGCGCGGGACGATGAACTCCGACAGGTCGAGCCAGTGCGACATCCACTGCGACCGCTCGTCGCGCAGCGCCTGGAGGCGCCGCTCGAACTGCCGCCTGGGGACGCCGGGATCGATCGCCATGCGTTACTGACCGAGCAGGGTCTTGCCGGCGGTCATGGCCGGCGCGGCGCCGAGGCCGGACGACAGCAGGGTCGATCCGTAGCCGGTGGCCTGCGTCGCGCGGCGGCGCTCGTCCGACCGTGCGCGCTGGACGGCTTCATCGACCGCGCGCGGCGGCTCCGGCGGCGGCGGGGGCACCGGCGGGGGTGCCGGCATCTTGGGCGAGGACATGCACATGGGGCGGATCATACCCCAGGTGTTGCCGTTTTGCCAATGTCAAGGAAAAGTTGCGTCTATTGCAACGCGAACGGGTCGTAGTCCGCGCGTCGACGCGCGGCGGCGGCGCGACGACCTCGGCGAACGTCTGCGCGAGCGCGTCCGCAAGGTCAGGGCTGCGCCCGAGGCGCTCCTTGACCTGGTCCTTGGGCTCCAGCATCAGCTTGTCGCCCTTGAACGTGTAGGTCGGCGTCGTGAGCTCGGCGACCAGCTCGTCGACCGGCGGCAGCGTGCCGCCAGCCTTGATCCACTCGCACATCTCGAACCACATCTCGGCCCGCTTGTTGACGTAGCGCGGGTCATTCGCCCGGCCGGCGTAATGGACCGGCAGCGGCGCATGGCCCAGCAGCTGCAGCTGATCGATCCAGCCGCCGCCGAACCCGCCCGTGTTGTCGATGAACGCCGCCTGCGCACGCCAGTCGGTCATCTTGCGCGCAACGGCGCCGGCGCCCTGCACGCTGTTGACGTTGCGCAGGATGATCGGCTCGAAGGCCACGAGACCCTGGCGCGGGAAGATCACCGATCGGTCGTCGCCCTCGCGCGCAACGTCGACGCCCAACACGCGCGGAGCGAAGTCGTACTCGTCGACGCGGCGGTGGCGCTTCATCGCGTCGCGCACCTCGTCGGGGCCGATCAGCGCGTTGAGCGAGGATGGCGGGAACCGGCCGAACACGTTGACCAGCACCCACGGGCTGTCGCGGCCATACTTCTCGATCTGCTGCCGGGCCCAGTCGACGCTGACGCGCGGCGTGCGCAGCGGGTCGTCCGGATCGGCCGTGATCTCGTGCAGGAACCAGAGATGGCGCTCCGTCGTCGACGCGCGCCAGAGCGGCCCCTCAAGGTGCGTCGGGTTGCCGGCCATCATCAGTTTCGTTTCGACGCCGGAGGCGAGGCCAGCCTCGGCCGCCGCCATCACCGCATCAGGGATGCCGCCGACCTCGTCGAGCAGAAACAGCAGGTAGTCCGCGTGGAACCCGGCCAGCGTGTCCGCTTGCTGCGTCGAGTCCGCGCCCTTCGACCATGACCGCGCCGACATAAACCAGGTCTCGGGATGCTCGCGGCAGACGATGCGCTGCTTCTGCCACTCGAAGAGCTGCGACAGCAGCGGCGATCGCTTCTGCCATTTGGCCATTTCCTTCCAGAGGCCGTCCTTGAGGTTGTCGCCCGTGATCGACGTCGCGGCGATGTTCGCGTGCGGCCTGGTCAGCAGGAAGTTCCAGGCCAGCATCGCGAGCAGCGCGGTCTTGCCCGGACCCTTGCAGGCCTTGAGCGCGACGCGCTGGTTATGCGGGAAGGCCTCGAGGACGTGGTCCTGCCACGGGTCCGGCACGACGCCGAGGCACTCGCGCACGAACGCCTGGGGCTTCTCGCGCCAGAGCCGGATGCGCTCGCTGGCCGCGTTCATTCGCTCGATGGCTCGTCGTCCCGCTTCATGCTGCCGAGGACGAGCGCCTCGAGGCTGACGGTGCCCGAGTGCTCGACGCCGACCTTGTCGCCGTACTTGCGCGGGGACATGCGCGCGAGGATCCACTTGCGCGTGTCGACCTGCAGCCGGCGATGGCCCAGCATGTCGCCGCGCTTGACCTCGCGCCGGCCGTCGTCGGTCTCGACCACGGTCTCGCCCTCGAACGGCGTATCGGCCAGCTCGACCAGCTCGTCGAACATGACCTGCGCGCGCGCCTCGATCGCCTCGTCGTACTGCTGCCGGAAAGCCGGATGGTCCGGCATCCATCGGAAGACCGTCGTCATGCCCGGCATGTCGGCATCGAGACAGACCGAGCGCAGGCTCCGGCCCGAGGCGATGCGCGCGCAGAGCTCGGACGCCAGCGCCGGCGTGAAGGGGCTGGGGCGGCCTCGAGGCCTGGGCTTGGGCGGGGCTTTGCGCTTGGGCATGCTTGGGAATATGCCAACGCGACCAGCGACCGGCAAGCCGTAACGCCCGTTCCCTCCCGTTACCTGCCGTTGTTACCTCGATTTCCCCTTATAGATCATACCCTTAAGTA